ATTAATAACATTATCAAATGCATTTCAAAAAATAAAAATAGTAATAAACAATAATAAAAATAAAAATAAAAACTTTATAACTAGCATTTAAAATTCTACTCCAGCTAATCCATTTGAAAATTTTAAAATATTCATTGTAATTGCATAAGTTCTATAATATACTGGTCTAGTATATGAAACATTATTATCTATTATTAAATTAATTTCTATATCATCTATTTTAGAAAAATTTGCATATCCTGATGGTTGAAATTGTTCAGGATTAATTGAAAATGAATAAATATTGACACCATCTGGTGGTGGTGATGTATGATATAAAAATGGTTGTATTAAATTAAAATAGTAATTTTTTTGTGTTGAAAATCTTTGTTGTCCATTCATTAATAATAGAACAGATTGTATAATATTATTATTTTTATTTATGTTAGTAGTATAATTAAAAATATCATTAATATAACCAGAAGTTAAATATTGATATGAACATCTAAAAATTATTTCTTTACATGGTAAAAAATAATTTATTTTAATTTTATTATTTGTTTGATATAAAACTTTATCATTATCAAATGATAATAAATCAATTAAATATTCATGATTATTTTTAGAAAATCTAATTCGTTCATCAAAATCTAAAAAAATATAATCAAGTACCAAATTTGATGGCCCTAGAGGTAAATTAATTATTTGAGAAAAATATTTGACTTTATCATAATATAAAATTTCAGTATTATTATTTTGTGGTGTAACATAATAAGATTTATTTGAATTTGAATATATACGGTTTGTAGAAGTACTTATTTCTGGTGTAATTTTAATATAATATAAACGTTGTAGTATTGGATCAAATACTATAAATTTAAAGTAGTATGTTATATTATTAACTATTTGATATAATATATCACCTTTTTTAAATAAACAAATATTATCATTTATAAGCATATAATGTGATGGTCCTATGATTAAACAATTGTCTAATGTATTAAATTGTATATTAATTTTAATATCTGTATTATATGCTGCAATTAATGGTAGTGCTAAATTTGGATATCGATTAAACCAAAATATAAGAGGAACATATAATAAATAACCTTGTTTTGAAAAAGTTAAATCAGTTAACTCTGGTACATTACCTATCATATTTTTTAATCCTGCATTTTTTGAAAGTGGTGTTGTTATTTCATGGTATATATTAAACCAATCAGAATAATGTCTATCTATAATTACACCACCAATTTCTATTTCAATTTGTTTAATTAATTGAAAACCAATATTTTCAGTCCATGCACAACATGAAATTTGAGAATTTCCAATACCAGATTCATTTTGAATATCGATAAATCTACCAATAGGTGGTAAATTTACTTGTAAATAAATTTTACCAATTAAATCTGCAATTTTGGAAATAGTACATGTTACTCTTGATCCAAAATCAGCAATAGTATTAAAATTTTGTGAAATTGATTCAACTGCAAAATTAGTATGTCTTTTATAAATAATTTTAAAAAATGTAATTGTAGGATTACTTATAAAATAAAAATCTTGATAACCATATGAAACTAACTGCATAATTCCTGATCCCATTATTAATTAAAATATTATTATATCTATATATATTAATATTTTAATTATTTTCTCAATTTATTTAATTATTTCATTAATTTTATTTAATAAATCATTTGATTCTAAAATATTTGAATGTTCTCCAACTATTCTATGTATGTTAAAATTATTTGTATTTATATTATTAATTATAATACCATCTCCATCCATATAATCATATTTATTAAATTTATATCCATACTGACTTGAATTTAAATACAATTTAATAGGTGTATTTATACCATATGATTTTATAATATGTAAATTTAAATTTTTATTAATTTTTTTTTTATCATAATTATCATTATTTTTAAAGTATTTTTTGTATATCTCTAAAGTTTCCGGATATAACACATTCTCAATATTAGTAATATCTTTACCATCAATATTTAAAAAGTCTGTATTATGATTTATATCTGGTAAACACCATATTAAACCACCAAAATTTCTAATAAAATTTAATTTAATATTTTTAAAAAAAAAATTTAGACTAGATTCTAATAAAGTTCGTAATGCTAATATTGAACCTTCAAAAGGAGGATTTATACAGATAACTAAATCTATATATTTATTTATCCATTTATTATCAATATTATTAAAAAAATTCATAATAACAATTGAGCCTAAACTATGTGCAATTACAACAACTTTTTTATTTTTTTTTTTATATATTTCTTCAATTGATAATTTAATTGATTCTCTTAAACTTTTTAAATAATTAATTTGTGGAATTATTCTAAAGTCATACGGAATTGCATATACTGGATATAATTTTTTATAAAAATATTCTAAAATATATTCTCCAAATCTATTTGATATAAAATATTTTGTATTTTTATTAATAATTTTTATTCCATTTGTATCATCACCATTTTTATTATTATTAAATAAAAGAGCACTATTTGTTTTGTAAATTGGTTCCAAGTTATTTGTAATAGAAATTTTTTTTTGAAAATTATTAGTTACTATTGAATATAAATTTGGTGGCCATATTTCATTATTATTTATATCATAAATAACAGATCCACCTAAACCAGGAATATATACAATTGGTTTATTTTTATTAATTAATAAATTATTATTAAATAATTTATTTTCAAGAGACATAGATTTATTTAACATTGAAAAACTTATAACAAATAATATAATTAACATTTAATAAAATAACAATAGTATTTTTTATTACATGTACACTAAAAATTAAACCAGTTATTATATTTAATAACTGATTTAATTTATTTTTTACCAAGATAAACAACCTATTCCTGATGCAATTCTCAAAATATTTAATTCATTTACAATAACATTAATTTGACCAGCTGGATTATTGTCTCCAATATCTATTAAATACTTAAAATATATATTTTTTGCATATTTAAAATTTAATGCACCAGAATGTGTTATTTGTTTTGGATATCTAGAAAATGTATATACATTCAATCCAGCAGGAAATATTTGATTATAATATGCTATTGGTATACCCGAGTTTGCCATTTGACCATCAACATTAAAACGCATATTTCCATTAAATTCTAATGAAGATGATATAAATGGATTTTTATTTTTTGAACGATAATTTAAATATTTTTTTAAAGATTCAATTTCATCTGTATTTAATATAAACAAATTATTTTTTAAATCTAAAATAGATAATCCATATTTTTTTCTATACCAATTAATTTTATTAATTGTATTTTTTGTTAAATTATTAATAAAATTTGTTACGTCGTCATTATTATCATAAATATTACTAAATATATCATCAGAATAATATTCTTTATAATTTAAACCAGTGTAATTCCAATAATTCTTACTTTTAAAAATATTATTATTAATGTAAAACCAAAAAATTTCACAAGTTGGTAAATATAAATCTAATTTAAGAGATCCATTATTATTATTAATATAATATTTAATATTTTTTTTTGTTTTAATTAAATATTCATGTCTCATTTGAGCAAATTTTAATTTTTCATCATTGTCTAAAAATACATATGTACCACATAGTTTTATTTTTAATTTTGTTAATTTTGTTATATTTGTATCTATAGGTGTAATTAAAACATCCTCAATATTTTTAATAGTTAAATATGTTGTTAATTTTGAATACAATAATGATATTATAGGTAGAGCTTTTTCATGATTTTCAAAAAAGAAAGGTAATGGAACATATAATATTTTTTTATTTATTACTTGATATGGACAAGTTAAATCTGGTGTATTTCCTATCATTTTATTTAATAGTTTTTCTTTTTGTTCATTTGCATTTAAAAAATTATAAATATGCATTATTTGATCATCAATTTCTTCAATAATATTATCATCTATTTTAAAAGTGATTTTATCAATTAAAAAATGTCCAATATAAGATACCCATGAACATGTTGGAATACTTGGTCTTTTTATTTGATTTGTTATATTTAATTTTATTTTTTGCAAACTAATATAAGATGAATATTTATATAAAAGTGAACTACTTATTGCTTGTTCATCATTAAATATATTTAATATATTATTACTTTTTTTATTAAATATGCATTCTGGAATTTCAAATAAAAAATTAGTAGAATCATTCGATATCTCTGTGATTTTAATATATAATTCATCAATATATTGAGCTAATGTAAATTTTTGTTGATTAAAATAAGAATCACTTGAATTATTTAAAAATGTTATAATATTATTTATAGTTGAATTAAATGTTTCCCAATAATAAAATACACAATTATCATTCATTGAATCTGTTCCTAAAATATTTATAAAATAACCTATTCCTATTTGTAATTTATATGTAGTCCCTAATGATAATATAAAATTGGAATCAATTGATTGTACTTTTAGTATATAATTACCAGATATTTCTATATTAGTTACTATATTAAATATAGTATTTGAAGATGAATTATTTATTATAATATATTCTTTTTCAAGTGGTGTTTTAAGTATAGATTTATAATTTTGTATAACTACATAAAGATCAGTATTTTGAACTAATATATCAGAGCTATCCCACAAGATTTTATTATTTATATTAGTCAAGTAATTATTTGATAAATCTTGATAGTTACACAAAATTATTGGTATTTCTTGATAAATATAATTATTAGAATTTTCATAATCTTTAAATATTCCATAATTAAATTTAGTTAATGCTCTTGATAAAATATTAAAAGATAAATCATAACTAAAATTATAAATTAAATTAGCTGATGAATCTATTTTATAACCAAAACTGGTCCTATTAATTCTATTTATCAATCCATTAAAAATAAATAATGTAGATGGAAATAAACTATTTGTAATATTTATCAAAACAGAATTTAAAGTTGAATTAAATTTATAATAATAATTACTATTATCAGAAATATCCCATTGATAATTATTAATATTTTCAGTATTTGTTGTTATTAAATAATTTATATTTGAAGACAAGTCTAATAAATAAAATTTATAATTTGTATATGATACTGTATAATTATTATTTGAACCAATATTATAAATTAAATTTTTTTCTGTTAAACTTATTATATTTGAATTTATAATAAAATAAGAATTATTATTTTGTTGTGATTTATCTGTTTCAATTGTAACAATATTATTATTAATATTAAAAAATGAATATGTATAATATGAATTAATTATATTTTGATTACTTATATCACTAATTAATGTATTTATTATTTTATTTTTTATTAATTTAGATATTACATTTAAATCTTCTAAATAGCTGATTGAATTAATACTAATATTTTTAGAAATAGTTAACATATAGTCAAAATGTGAAGTTTTATCATAATTGAATTTGTCTATCAAGTTATATGGTTGTGCAATTTGTCCATTTGAGTTAATTGGATAATAATCAAAATATTCAGGAACAAAATAAAAAATTTTACCATTTAAACCACTATTAATAAAATCAACAATATTATAAATAGTTTGATCTGTTTGATTAAATATTTTAATTTGATTAATACTATTTTTATTATAATTATTTAACCATGTAACAATATTATATAATTTTATACTAGATATACTAAAAGTAGATCCAAGATTAGATATACTATTTGTAGCTAGCCATTGACTAATATTATTTATTATTAGTAGGTTTGTAGAATTTAAATTATTATCATTTAAATAATTATTAAAAGAGGAAGATATAAAAATATCATTATTAAGATATTGTGATGAGAATATAGAGTTTTTAATACAATTATTTAATAACTGTACTAATAGTTTCGGATTTAAATTAATAAAATTATTTTTAATATCATTATTTAAATAAGTTATTGTTTGTGAATTGTTTGTACTATTAAATACACTACTAAAAACTGTAGATAAATCTAAACTAATATTTAAATTTTCTGTTGTAACATAAATAGATCTTATTTGAAATGGATATATTGTTATTATAAAATTAGATATATCTGACAAATGAAAATATAAAGATGCATTTGATATATTTGGTTCTTGAAAATAAAAATTTAATAAATTAGTAGAATTATCATAAAAAATATTTTTAACTGGTTTACAAATAGTATTATTAATATAAAAATTTCCTAATTTATCTGAAAATATCTGCGTATAGTTACTATATAAAATTTGTCTTTTTTGGTTATCAATTAGATATCTATATTTGTTATTAGATATATCATAAATATTTCCGTTAATATTACCAATGACAGCATTATTATTATAAATAATATTATTAATAATTTTATATAATAAATTTAGACTTGAATCATAAATATTATTATTAATTATTATTAAATAATTAACATTTGAATAACTATATACATAATCTATAGAATTATTATAATAATAATCATAATAAACATTATTATTTGATAAATCAAGTATATTATTATTAATTACTTTGTATACAACTATATTTGAACTATCAATAAAACATATAGGTAAGTAATTATATATTTTATTATTAATTGTATTCAAAATATAATTATTTGTAGAAATATTATTTGTATCAAAGTATAAAACATAGTTTGTGTTATTATAATTAAATGTATAGGAATTATAAATATAAAAATAAAAACAATAAATAACATGAAAATCAGAGTTAAAAATATAGTTATAATTAAAAAATTTATTAAAATTGTTTATAATTTTATCAACATTTAAATACAAAATATCTAAAATTTTAAAATAATTATAAAAAATATTATAATCTTCTATATATTCATTTAATGTTAAATTATAAAACTTGTTGATATTTGATACATCAAATGAAAAACTATAGTAAGTGTTAAAATCAATTGGTTGATTTAATGTTATAGATGGTATCATATCATTTGTTGAATTATAACTTTTATTTAATTGATAACTACTCAATAATTTAAAGTAATTATTAGTATAAAAATTATTGTATTGAATTAAACTTGAACATAAATTACTTGAAAATAAATTAGAATTAAGTATTTTCGAAATGATATTATCATATTGTGTGATATAACTATTTTTAACATTATAAAAAAAATCAACTAATGTTTTATATTGATAATTAATATAAAAATTATTACAATAATATGTTGGTAAATTGTATATTAATTCGTCTAAACTTAGTTTATTAAAAAAAATAGTATTATTTTTTGTTGCAAAGTTATTTGTAGTATATACATTGATAGAATTATTATTAACAATTTGTTGATTATTTAATAAAATAGTAATATAATTAATTACTTCGTAAAATTTATTATTAATTAATATAATAGAATTATAAGAACTATCAGTACTATTATCAAAAAAATATTTTATTTGATTAAAATTATTTAGAGTACAAGAAAAGATAAGATCAGAATTATAATTTATTAAATAATTATTTTGAATTGATATTATTGAATTTAAATAATGCAAATACCAATAAAATAATTTTATAAATGATAAATTTATAATATTTATATCTAAACTATTTTGATTAATACTTTTTGTAAATATAAAATTTTGTGAGGAATTATAAAGATTATAAAAGTCTGTATTATTAGATAACAAATTTATTATTAGTGGTCTAATATTACTTTCTAAATAAGTTTCAATAATTTGTACTAAACTATTATTAATAATTTCATTATCAACTATTGTTGAAAAATTGATATTACAATCAATATTAAAATACGAAATTGCAGTAGTTATAGTAGATCCTGTATAAATATTACCATTAATAACATTTTTAGAAATATTTTGCATTAAATACCATAAATTTTCATATGTTTTCATATCAACAAAAGTTGCAAAATTACTATTTGATATATTTTTTGGTCCAATAATATCTTTTATTGAAATATATAAATTATATGAATAGTGATATAATATATTTGCAGCATCTATATATGTAGATAATGATAATGGTTGTGATGTAAAATATGTAGAAAAATAATGATTTACATTATTAGATGTTATAGGAATATTATTTGAATATATTGAATCATATATATATGAAATATTTTTAAAATCAATAGCGTAAGATGATATATCAGAACTATTATATTCTAATATATCAGAACTATATGGCATCAAAAAGAAATTACTAATTATAGATGAATTATTTATTAATGGGTAATTTAACAAGTACATTAGTAAATATAATTGTTTTACTGATGCAATATCATAGGGCAAAAGATTAATATTAATATTATTATTATTACTAGAAAGAGTGATACTGTTATAAATTATATTTTTAATACAATAATATCCATTAATATTTTGAATTGAATATCCAAAATTATTTGAAAGATCAGATATAATGTCAGTAAAAGATGTATTTATTTTAAAATATATACTAGACATTTTAATATTATTTGATAGATCATACATTTTATAGTCAGATGAAATATCAGTAATAGTTATATAACTTTGTATATTTGAACAATTAGATAAAATATAAATTATTTCAGTATCTCGAGTCATATTAAAAGTATTAGGAATAGTGCTATATGTATTTTTAAAATTATAAATATATCTAATAAAATTATTAAAGTATATTTCATAATTGTCAAAAAAAATATTAATATTTGTAACAATAATATCTTGAATATTATTATAAAAATTATTTGTACCATTTATATTTAGAGTACTAAAAATATTAGAATAATAGTTATTAGTAAAATTTGTATCTATATTTAAAATAATATTTGTTAATCCTAATGATGTTACTTGAAATTTATTCCATTGTTTAAAATAAATAGAATTATTTAAAAAATATTTAAATAAGTTTGTAATATATGTAATATTTTCAATTAATGTTTTATTTATATTATTTATAATTAGTGAATTTTTTAAATTAGATGATAAATTTGAATTTTGAAAATTTGTTTTATTAAAAATAAAGTTATTATATATATCTAAATTTAAAGTTTGATAATTAACACTATTTATCTGCTTTAATCTATTATTATTAAAATTATCATTGTTTATAATATAAAATATTTGATATGGTGGTATATATTCAAATGTATTAAAAGTATTATTTGCATTATTTGCATCAATAAAAGACAAAGATTTTGTTGTTGAATATAAAATATATGAAATATTATTATTTATATAAACTAATTGATTATTAATATTATAAGAAGATATATCTATAAAAAGAGAATCAGAATACTGATATGTATTATTATTTGATGTATCATATATTTGATACATCTTGTCATTAATTAATATAAATTCATTTTTTTGTGATAGTTTATTAAATATAAAGATATCTTTGTACATAAAAATATAATCAGATTGGTCTATTGTTTTTGATAATGAAATTTTATCAAAAAAACCAGTAGTACTATTATATACAACAATACATATTGGTAATAATAACAATTCATTATTATATATTTGATTATTATATGGAATTATATAATTATTGGTATATAAATTTAAAAAATTATTTTGTTTATATATAAAATAAATTAAATTATTAGATAGATCTAGTAATGAATTATTTAAAGAAATATCATATGAATTTTTAACTATATTTAATCTAAGTATTGAAGTAATATTAAGATTTTTATTTAATGCATATAAAGAAGAAATAAAGTAATCACTATTGTTTCCATTACTAATATCATTTTCAAATTCAGTATATAGATTTGTAAAAGGAATAATATTATTTATATATGTGTATTCTGAATAATTATAATTATTTACAAAACTAATTCCTTTTAATATTTTTGAGTTTGTATTATTTGTATATATATATAGAATATTTATATTTGAATAAAAATAGTTTAATTTATATTGAATCTGAGTTGTTATATTTTGTGTAATATTTTTATTACTAAAATTATAATCGATTTGTGAATCTTTAATTAATGAATATATAAATTTAATTTCATCATTTGACATTATAAAATTTAATAAAGTATTTGTAAAATTATTAAAATAATCTGTTTTTGTATAAATAATATTATTTGAATAATTTTTATTATTTAAAATAGTTGTCAAATAATTAATGTTAAAAGTTGAATAATAAATATTTCTACTTAAAGCTGTTGATGTATTTCCATTTAAAACTAAATAATCTAAATTTTTTTGAAAATTATTTACCGAACTATCAAAATTAAAAATATTATTATAATTATTATCATATTGTAAATATATTATTTTTTCGTTAGTTGCATAATTGATACTATCATAATATGTATTAATAATTAAATTATTTTTTATATATATAGGAAATTTTGTTGTATTATAGTTAAATAAAATTGCACTTAATTTTGATATTATTAAATTTATATCACTATTTTTAATTTCATTATTATATTCTGTTAAATATTCATCTATAGTTTTTGTATAATCTACTCTTACACTGGGTAGTTCTATTTTAAGAATTGGTTTATAAAATAAATCACCATTATTTCTAATTTTAAAATAAGTAGATCCTCCAAAATTAATATCAGATTCTGAACTTAATTCTTGATCTTCTATTGAAAATAGTGAATATTTATAATATACTATTTTAAAAAATGTTATTTCTGGGTTAGAAATTAATGGTTTGTCCTCAAAACCATATGAAAATAGTTGAATTAATCCACCAGCCATTTTTATAATTTACTATAAAATTATAAAGATAACTTTATATATAAATTTAATTTAATTTAATATATTTTAAATTTATATTCCAAAACGAACTTTAGCAAATCCATTTTCAAAAGATAATATATTATGAGATCTTCCAATAATTTTAACTATAAAACTATCATTATTATTATTAATTTGATCTAAAATATCATTATTAAAATTTAAATATAAATTTTTACTATCTATTACACTAAAGTTTAATGCCCCACTTGGTTGAAAAGTTTCACAATTAAGACAAAAAGAATAACAATGAATATTATTTGGTATGTTTGTATGATTTTGAAAATTTTGCACAGTTGTAAAATACATTGAATCTCGTTTAGAAATTAAATCACTACCATATATTTGTATTGTTTCTGTATTAATATAATCTAGTGAATTCATATTAGAATTATATAATTTAATTTTAAAATTATCTGGATATATAAAATTAGTATTTATAGTTATATAATTTGTAACTATTTTAGTTATTTTAAAAATACCATTATAATATTTTGAATGAAAAATTTCAACATAACCATTTATAAAAAATGTTGGATTATTTATATTATTTATATCAATAATCATATTACCAAAAGAATCAACTGTAATAGTTGTACCTCGAAAAACATAATTAGTATTAAAATCATTCCATAGCTTCAAGTCATTAATATAAGACTTTGTTTGAATTGTCCATATTAGTTCTCTAATAGGATTAACAAAATCTAATGGTAATAATGCATCATTTGTAATATTAATAAATTCTAAGACTTTATGTTGTTCTATAAGTGTTTCGTTACTGAAAGTTCCAAATTTTTTTCTTTCATCATTTCCTAATTGTATATATTCTATCAATAAACTAACACTATTAATAGTAACAAGTTGATTAATATTTATATTTGTTGAATATTCTTTATGTTCATCTGGTTCAAAATAACAACATTTATATAGTTCATTAAATTGAATTTTTATTACAATATCATTATATTTAAGTCCCACGCATGGTAATGCTTGAGATTTATATTTACAAAACCAAAAAGGTATTGGTATTAATAGTATATATGCTGGTTTTATATTGTTATCATAAGATGTTAAATTTTCAACATTACCTATCATTGTATCTAATATTTTTTGTTTTTCAATAGTTGTTGATAATTCATACCAATTATTTAAAATTTCAGATGTTATTTTATCAACTTGTTGACCACCAATTTCAATTGAAATATAATTTATTAGAGAAAATGCTAATTTCTTAACCCATGAAAAATAATAGTAAGATGAATCTTCAATATTTATAATTTTTGAATAAATATTTAATGAT